ATCTGAGTTCCAACAGCGGAACCAACTGACCATCTGATAGTATCAGAAAATCCTTCATTAGAAATTCTGAAATTAGGTCTGTCATAGAAATTGATAGTTGAACCAACATCTACAATCCAAGATCCAACAAGTTCACTAACTGTTACATAAGAACCCATTGTAGTCGAAAGAATTTGCTGATCAACATTGGCATATGTTCTAGCCTTTGGAATGACAATATCGGTCTTATCATTGTTAGTAACTGAATAACCTTTAACATATCCATGACCAGCATCAACAGAAACGATAAGGTTTTGATTGTTACCATTCTCGTAACGTCCATTATTAGGAACTGGGAAAGTAACCTTATCATGTTCACTAATCTGAACGTTGAAACCACGAATAACATAATCTCCAGACTCGTCATATGTTCTAGATGCCATTGTATCGCCTAGAATATTATACTGAGTCTTGTCATTTGAAATCTGCAATACACCTTCATTCATTGTGAATAGTGTAACGAAGTCATTTGTTTCTACAAAGTTATAATCAACTACAGACAGTTTTGCTGAAAGTTTAAGTCTATCAGCACCAGGTGCGGCATAATTTGAAGACTCTAGTGCAGGATCAAGCAAAGATGAATCTTCATTAGCATCAACAATTTCTTCGCTAAGGAAGAAACCAACCTTACAAGTTGGTGATGGATTGTATCTGTTTAGAATAACTTCTTGAGTAGGAAAGTAAATGAAATGATCTTTGGCAAATAGAACACCTTCATCGATGGTGAAAGCAGAAGCATATCCAATTGGATTGGTATTTGCATCATTAACAATACATGTACCAATGTCACGACTTACAAGTGGTTCACCTGCCGTAAATTTTCTAATTTGTGTATTTGCTGGTGATGCACCAAGATATGTAACATAAAGTGTTTTTGTATTTGCTGTAGTTCCGTCTGTATCTAGAACATTTGTAACTTGGGCTCTGATACTATTAGTCTGTCCTGTAATTGTCTGCCCGAGGAAAGAAGCAACATTTACAGAATTGTTAGAAGCATTGTTTGTCTTGATCTTAACATAATCAACAGGAGCACCTTTTTTACCATTAACATTTACACGAAATGTAAACTGACCTGGAATAACAAGACTGCCTTCCTTAAAGATATTGACACCAAATCTCTTGATTTGACTCTGAATCATTGATTGCATTTGAGTCAATTCACGGGACTGCACTGCATAACCAGGCTTAAACAGAATACGATAGTATTCTTTATTCATATTATAATCGTCATAATATGGTGTTACATTAAAGTTGGTTGTCAATGTGCTATTGGCAGTATTAGAAATCATTTTCTATTCTTTCCTCTTAGAAACTTAGAACTACTTTGAAATCTTCGGTTTGAGATGCATCTCTTTGAATTGGGGATATATTATCTATATATAATAATTTACCTGAATTGTATTCAAGTTCTGGTTGAACAGTTGCCGACAGTAGCGCACGAACAGCACCAGAAGAATAACCTATTAGTTTATCGTTTATTGGTGATCCATCAACGGCAATCAATTTAAGTTGATTAGAAGCAGGAATCCAATCTAGAACAATACCTCTATAAGTTGATCTTGAGAATGAATTGCCTTGATATACAAACTCATCTTTTTGATAGTTAACAGATGTGCCAGAAACGGCAACTGTTGTGGTCTGTGAAAAGGTCAAATTACCAAAAATACTTTTTGTGCCTCTTTTATATGGATCTTGAATTATGGCAACTTGTCTGAAATCATTAGCAACAGAAAATTTACCAGATTCAGTATCATTAAACTGAACAGACACCATAACATAAGAACCACCAAGTTCTGTAACAGCATCAGAACCATGACCACCTGTAGGTGATATTACGGCACGTGCCACTGCTCCTGAACCACTACCACTTACAATAAACACATTAGCACGGGTATAACCCGATCCTTCATTGTCAACAATAATTTCAGAAATGGTGTTTGTTGTTGCATTTCTGACGGCAAATGCATTAGCACCTGAACCATCACCAACTATTTGAACATAGATATTATTTGAAGAATATCCACTTCCTACAACATCTACTTTACATACATGAACAGCACCTGCTACCGCATTATTTTGAACTCTCCACTGAGTTGATCCATCTTCAATATTCAATGTTTTAATAGGTATGAACTCTGTGCTAGTAAACTTCAATTGATCTTGAGTAGAAATACTATACATATATTTCCAAATATACTTGTCCGCAGTCTGAAAGGGTTCATAGATTGGTGTTAGTGTAGGTTTAACAGTAGATGCCACACCGTTATTGTTATAAAGACATTTATAGACATTAAAATCATCTGTTACAACATAAAACTTGTTAGTAGGATTTTTTAGAGTCTTAGAATCTACTCTATCATCATATTCAGAATAGACAGTTCCTGATACCCAATCAAACCTAGGTACACATAATGTAAGATCGCTGCCTTTTATTTTTTTACCACCAATCAGATTTCTCCAAACGTCTGTGTATGATACAACTGATGTATCTGGAACTGGTGGAGATTGTTCGGCAGGCCATGCTACCGACTTACCAAAAGTCATGTATAGATTTGCTTCACCAGTTTCGCTGACAGATTCAACAAATGTTTTTGCATTAAGGATTTCAAGATTTTTTGAATGAACAGATGGCATCTATAAGTCTCTTATCTAATAAGTTTCAAGGTATTTATGTAACTTTTTTACTGGTTTTCTTTTTGACGGGTGAAATCCAGTCTTCGCTTCTAATTATACTTAAAATCTCGGAATGCGTATAAGGTCCTTCGGCATTCTTTATTCCGGACACAAAGGAGGGATCATCACCGACCCATTTGATAAATGTTCTTTTGCCATCACCAGAATATACTAGTGTGGTGTGGGCCGTCTCCATAATTTCATCAAAGTTAATTTTTTTAACTTCTGTTGATGGTATGATAAGATATTTTCTATTGAACATTACAAACCAAACCTTCCTCTGTCTCTGTTATAATTCTTAGTTATCTCGGTTGGTGATAGAACTCGGTTATAAATTCTGACAATACTAATACTTCCTTCAAAGTAGTAGTTTCTGGTTGGAATTGTTCCACTGATTGGACCTGATGTGGCGATACTAATGCCTGCTGGTGGGCTGGCCATGTTACCAACAATAGTATTAGCACCGGCAAACTTTCCATTGATATACATTGTCTGAGCACCACTAGTGAATGTCGTTGCTACATGATTCCATCTAAGTTTCAAGAATTGACTAGAACGGACCTTAACCATATCTCGACTGAAACCATCAACATTCGCACGCCATATCAACTCGCTATCAATAAAAGATTGACCGGCAGTAATGATATTTTTTCTATTGAGATTAGGATCTATGGTCTGCATTAGAATACCATATTGCTGATTCTTGAAACCTTTTTCAATCAAGTATCCATTTTGATATAGACTGAATGGTGAGAACCAAATTTCAATACTTAGTGTTCCCAAATCAAGGTTTGGATTAGCAGGGAAATAAGCATAATCATTTGTACCGTCGAAACTCAGAACACCGGTTTCCTGATTAATCTCGGCGCCGTTTAGTATCGACCCAATATATCCTTTATCTTCAAGATTGACCCATGTGGTTGGATGATAATAGGCAGTCAAATCTGTTGCAATACCATTAGAACCGTTTGAAGTAAAGATATGCATATTATTTTCTTGATTATAAATTGTATATTCGTATCCTAGACCTGTTAGCGAGTCAATTGTATTTGCTGAGTCAAGATGTAGTCTTAGACCTGTATTTGATACTGTAGCAGTATTTGACGAATCAAATGCCTGAGATACATTCATTGTTGCTGGTTCTGTATCAATAATTTCATAACGACCAAACATCTTCATACCAGCAGGGTGAGTCAATGATTTCAGTAATGGTCTATATCTATTAATAGATGCCTTAGACTTAATAACATAAGAGAAGTTTTGATAATAATCACGGTCTTGAAGCCTATTCTTAGAACTTAAGAAACCATCATCATTGATATATCTACCAGGATAAGAATAGATACCAGTTATTATTGTAGCCTTTGCTTGTGCTTTACCGTCACCAAGTCCTGTAAGATTTAATATAGGTGTTGAAACGTATGCAGAACCACCATCGAGTATTCGAATAGCCTTAATAATACCTAAACTTTCAGTGGTAAATGTGAATGAACCGCCTGTGCCTAGAATGTTATTGACAACAATATTAGCACCATTACCTGTTACTGATCTTACATTACAAGTTGGTAGATAGTCTTGATTATATCCCGATCCGCCAATTAAATGACCATCCATCTTCTGAAATTTTACTTCTGTAATTTTTCCGTTAGCAGCAACATTGGTAACATTTGCAGTGGCACCTGTACCAAAACTAAAATTAGGCTTGTTGATAAATTCAATTGTATCACCAATGGTGTAATTTAAACCACCATTGACAATTGACATTTTACCAAGAATACCGAGATTCTTAATTCTAGTATTTGCTTGAACACTGAAATTAGGTATTGAAAGTCCGTAATCTTGTCCTTCGTTCAACACGTAACAAAACTTGATAGGGCCTGTTGGTCCATATGTCCAGTAACTTACTGCATTTGCGACAACGGTGTTGGCAACAGTAGTACCAAAAGCAACTGTCAAATTAGGAACAACATCATAAAAATCATTAATGTTATAATCGGCAACATCTGCTAGAGTTGTAGATGTTAAATTATATGTATTAGGATGATAGAAATTATTATCCCAAACAGACTCAACACCGGCCAAAGCACCTGTACCACCGCCGCCTGATACTAGAATCAAATCATCGACTTTGTATCCTGCACCACCAAATTGAGGTAAGTTAAGTTGATCACCTGAACCAACAAAGATTCTATTGATACCACCTCTTGATACCTTAGAAACAATAATTCTAGCACCATTACCTGTATTGTCTGTTGGTATAACAGGAATGACCATACCTTCAAGATAACCTGTGCCTCCATTTGTTATTTGAACATCAATAATCTGGCCGCCAAAGACAGTGGCAGAGGCAAACTTAGTTATTCCTAATTCCGAATCTTGATAGTATGCAAAAATCTTTTCATTACTTAAGAAAGGTTTGTTTGTATTTGAAATTAGAAGTTCTGTTACGAGTCTTCCGTTTTTATAATATACGTTTACACCTTCGACAATAGCCTGTGCCTGAGATGACATACCTGTAATTTGCTTACCGACAAATTCAGTATCGACCATACTATTGGATACATTGTTGACCATAGTATCGCTAATACGAATTATTTTTTCAATATACCATTTACCGTCAGAGGCACGAAGAATATCCTGTTTTGGATAATAGAAATCTGATTCAGTATTATACAAGGCACGTAGTAAGAACTTTACTGAGTTCTCAGAACCTTTAGAACGGTAGAAGTCTTTGGCGTGTTTAGCAATCAGTGTCTTATCAGCAACTAGACTTTTTGGAAGGACTTTGATAAAGTTATCGTATAGTTTCTGTCTAATTTGCTGATTATCTGTGGTGGCAACGTCTATATCGAGATAACGATTCCAGTTTTTGGTGACTTCCATCAATTGATTATTCGATGAAGATGTTCTATTCTCATAGATATAAAAATCACCTTGAACAATACGAATAGGAACAGGTGGGTCTACCTTAAAAGATGTTGCTGATTGAACCACACCTTTAGCAAACGTTATTGTACCATCAATACTAACTTTGGCACCATTTGATAAAGGCACATTAGAAGTTGCAATAGTTGAACTTAGATAAACCGTGTCGGTGTTTTGATAAGCACCAGCAGGACCAACAGCGGTACTTACAGATAAGTTACTTCTGACTGCTTTTTTATAGTTACTATCTTCTAAAAACTTATAATAACTTTGAATGAATTGCACAAAGTTATTATGGTCTTCCCTAACAAACTGAGGAAGTTGTGAAGCAACTAATACCGATGTTCTGTTATTTGATGTAATGGCCGTCATTCTGCTTGTGCTACCATGTTAATCTGAATACTCTGTCCATTATTAACATCAATTGTTAGTATTCTATTTCTTTTTGGTGTTATAATTTGGGAAGATGGCAATGCATTAAACGTCATTACACCGTCCATATAGAATGGGTTGTTGGCAGATGTTTGAGGTGCAATTCCGTAAATTATAGATTCGCCTGTGCCATAGTTAATGAAACCAGCATTCAAATCAATAATAACTTTATCACCGTTTGTTCTGATGTAATAACTTTGTAGTGTTCCCAAATTTTCTTCTAGAATTGCAGTGGCGGCCGCTTCTTGGCCTCCGCCGCCGACTAATGTTACCTGTGCTTTGGTATAGTTTCTACCCTTATTGGTTACCACTACACGATTCACACGGTCACCTGATAGAACCGCATATGCGGAAGCACCAACGCCGTCACCTGTAATAACAACAGATGGTGCTTCAAGAAATCCGTATCCTGCTCTAGTTACATTTATTGATGAAATACCTGTGTTTGAATTTGGTACATCTTCAATCAAAATATTCTGTAATGCCAGAGAACTATCATAGACAGACATAGTTGGGAAAGTATAATACTTATTATTGACATAATCACTTCTCTGCAAAGATGTGCCGAAGTTAACGTCATATCTAACTCTTTGTTGAAGAATTAAATCAACTCTTTTCTGTGCAATAACTTCAATATCGGAACTGGTTATTGATGGGTCACAATCCTCAATGTAGTTTTGCAACTTAACTCTTTTAAATGTAGACTTGAAGGTGTTTAATTCGTCCTCTGCATATTGTGTAATAGCAGACTTCACAAGACCCAATATCTGTTGAGAACTCTTGGTTGTGAGATTTGGATTATATGTAACAGTTCCTTTGATGATTAAGAACATAAAGTCTGGATCAACAATCTCAGGTGTTACTGTAACAACATTTGAATTTTTAATTAGATCATTTTTAATATTATCTTTTTCGGCCTCAGTGAGAGTGTAAAAACCCTTGGTCTTTAATGACATATAGACTTTGCCATATACAGGTGGGTTATTATCTTCACCACCCCAAACAGAGACAGCATCAATATTGGTATAGTTCTTTGTTATGATAGACTCATAATCATCAACAGTTACGGCACGATTCTGTGTGGAATAATATTGAGGCGCACGGAATCTAATCTTGTCAATATCTTCTTTGTCTGTGCCACCAAAAGACTTTTGCACGGTAGTAATAACCAGACTGTCTTTATAAAGACCTGCAACAGGGCTAACAAATGCAAACTGGTTAACATCATTGGCCATGGCACCATTAGTGTCCAAATATGTTACTTGAACAATATTACCATCCTTTGGTCTGTATCCTAGAACACCATCACCAAAGTAAACGGTCCATTTTTCATTCTCATTTTCTTCAACAAAGTAAACATATGAATTAGCACCAATTAGAGTGATGTCTTCTGAATGTTTATATTCTCTAATGAATGTATTGGATGCCGACTCTTGCACGGAAACCAATATTGTAGAAGTATCTACATTAGAAGATGGTAGTTCAAATTTTCTTGATGCTGTATTAGAACCGCAGTAATATTGCTGAGTCATTACCTCGCCTTGTTTAATGGCGACGTTGGCAAAATTGAATTTTCCACTCTCTTTGTATGCTGATATAGAATCCATAGTAACAAAAGGATGAGGAATACTATTTGAGTCAATTCCTGTCAGGCGAGTATATTTGTCCAATGTAATTACGTTAAGTGTTCTCAGTTCATTTGGTGAAGGAGTAACAATAACATTAATACGTGCTGTAGATGCTCGCATAGAAGTAGGAACATAATTAATCATCTTGGCATGAGATAAGACATTCTGTCTCATCTGAGCAGTGTCCAAGAAAGACTCATTGGCAACCATATTCAAATAGAAAGAGTTATAGTAAGTATTATAGGCAAGCACATCCAAAAGAACGGCCATGCCTGATCCCTCAAAATCATAATCAGTAAATGTATCTTGACTACGAAGAAATTCTTTAAGGTTATTACGGATACTAAAGAAGTCTAGATCGGATACTTTAAGTGCCGAGGTGTTTGCGGTAGACATACTACTATCTAATCCTTTCTAGAAATAATGACGTTACAATAGGTTCATTTGTATTTTTAATTATATAAGTTATATTTACAGAAAACCCATTGTTGTCAATATCTTCGTATACCGAGACATTTTCTACTGATACACGAGGTTCAAAATTCTGTAAAGTTAATCTAACTCTATCTTCTAATAAGATGGTTGTCATAGGTGTAAAGTTTTCAAACAGTAACTCTCTGATACCAGAACCAATATAAGACTGAAAAGGTCTCTCATAATAATTTGTCATAATCAGATTGCGAACAGACCTCTTCACGGCCTCACGACCTGTTTTGAGAATGAGTAAATCTGTTTTTGGATTTCTCATGAAGTCCAAATCCAAATCATTATAATCTGGTTCTCTGTTAGATGTTATTTGAGTTGCCATTAATGACCCTTATATTATCCTTTATTTAGTTTACGCCAGTCTAGATGTCCAATCCTTGGCAGGTGGTTCTTCTTGCGTTGATTGAGCACCGGCACTAGACATATCAGGCATTGGTATCTTATCAAGAATACCTGGTAATTCAAACTGCATACCTGTAATTTCTTGAAAAATCTGTGACAATCCACTGTTGAGGCTTACTTGCTGACCGTCAAGTGCTACGCCGCCTCCTGTGCCTCTGATACTTACAAGACCGGAATCCGATCCAACATGTGTTGAACCACTACTATCAAGAGATGCTGCTGACTCACCTCTAATCTGAGCCTTTGCCATTGATTTAACCTGAAAGTCCTGTTGAGCATCAAATTGAACTTTACCTTGGGTTTTAAATTTGGCGCCACCTTGTGCTGTAACACCATAGTCTTTTTCAGATTGATAATGTTGAGCACCTTGGTTTTTGGCAATCAAATCACCATCCGCATCTATGCTGCTTGATCCATTCTGAATTGTATGGGAGTAATCTTTGCCACCGTCTGTTACTTTAAGTTGGTGGGCACCATCATCATTTTGATTAACAGTTTTACCTTTTTTATTTCTGACTGTTATTTCACCATCTTCTTCTTCACCAGCCTTTTCGATTGCAACTTTTCCGCCTGCACCAAAATAACTAGTTTCACCTCTTGAAATAACTGATACAGAAGACTCGGCACTTCTGGCATATCCGCCCAAATATGTGCCCGAAGAAGAACCCTCAAACTTTTTAGTTTCGTTCTTAGCAACAGTATCTATATTACCACGAATAAGTCTGTTATGATTCTTAGAAGTGACGTTATAATCTCCCATTATCGCCAAGTTATAATCACCATGCACGGTGGTATTATAATCGCCATATACACGCATAGAAGCATCACCTTTAACAGTGATATCTCTTGCACCAGAAATTACAACTCGGTCTTCACCAAATATAACTTCATATTTGCCATTATGTGTCGTTACATGAACACCACCATCAGGTCTAAATTGAAATTGAGAACCTGAGCGATGGCCTATTGTTAAAGATTCGGATCCGTTACTATCATCAGCAATCACATAATGACCTGATCTAGACTTCCAAACAACTTGATTGGGATGATCACCAGCTTCTTTATTGGAATTAGAATCTTTTTCTTTAGTCCAGTCTTTAGGTGTCTTTTTACGTTCTTTATTCTTTTTATTTAAAAATGATACGTCGCCACTTACCATCGGTTATTCCTTACTCTAAATATTCGAGACTTGTAGTCAGAGATTTTGAATAGTCACCACCCTCAAACGGGTTACCATTGTTCAATGTTTTTTTATTAATATCAAATAGTTTCTTAGACTTTTCACCGTCATTGACTTTCTTATATAATTTTCTTGCTGTTTTCTCACCCTCTGGGTGTAAACGCTTCATTAGTTCTTGCATTGTTTGAGCAGAACCACTAAACATACCCATAATGCCTGCAACATCAAACCCGCCAGAGTTTCCTCCGCCTTGATCACCTGGAACTGTTGATGTAGGTGTTCCAGAAGGAGGAGGTGTATAGTCATAGGCAATAGAACCAACGGCAGGGCTACTAGTATTGCTTGTAAAAGTCTCGGAGAAAGTATTCATTTCTTCCATGACCGATGAACTGTATTGAACGTAGATATTTCCTGTCCAATCAATTACTGAGTCTGTGGGCCCATAAGATGTTTCAATTGTTACATACACATCTTGTAATTTGTCAGTGCCATGCAATTCTTCGTCATATTGAAGGCGAGACAAAACATTCATCAAATCATCTAATGATTTGCATTCACACAGTAAATTTTCAGCATTTTGTAAATATGTGTCTTCATGAACAAGGCCGCCCGTGAAGAAAGAAACTCCATCATTAACTTCTAGACCTTGAATAAGTTTGGCCAGATTACCTATTGCCATTGATATATCAGAAGGCACTCTATTCTGAATAGAGACTAAACGATTATTGGCAGAATAATATTGACTACCACCGTAAATAAAATTATTTGCTGTATCGGTTTGAATAGTGCTGTTTACAGTATTGGAGTCATATACATAAATATTACCTGAAGGATTACCAGAGGCAAAACCATTTGGAAATCCTCCACCGCCGCCTCCTCCGCCTCGATTACCTGCTAGACCTGCAAACATCTGGCCGAGTGACATAATTTGTCCGATCATTTGCTGCATCTGATCTAGTGTCATCATGCCATCATTAGACTGTTTAGCAGTGGGAATTTTTGGTAATTCTGGTTGTCTGAAACCTACCATTTCAAATAATGCACCGTTAAGTGGTAGACCCTCTAGAAGACCTAAAGAGTGCATCTCACCAGATTCTTCAATCTTTCTGATTCTTACGCCATCAGCATCGGTTGTTTCTTTTACTCTAGGCGGAGTTCTAATGTTTAGTTTGGTATCTTTTTTCTGCTTCCAGAGTTTATTATTACCTAATAAACCAGAACCACCATCTTGCCCAGTAAACATAGAATTTAGGTGACCTATTATGATACCATGTGGACTACCCATAGGTTTTATATACAAGCATGGTGTACCTGGAGTGGGGCAACCACCAAAAGTTTGTTGAGATGCTTGTGTAGATCCTGTGATCGTAGGAGAAAATGGATAATTAGAACTTTCACCTGGGTCACCAATATCAAGCGGAGTTATTCTAGAAGAACCTGATCTGTCCTCAGGGTGATCTGTATCATCAGATGAGATAAATCCCCATGCAAGAGTTCCTAAAGGACCCAAACTATTTAAATCTGCCATATCAACTCCTTAAAATCTTGCTCTAATACAATCGAGTGAAGTGGTAGAAAATCCACCGAATAATATTTTGTGTGTCACTGATGCTACAATAAAAGAATCTGAATCTGGCATAAGTGACTCGTCAACATCATACCAATTAAATCTGATTCTATCTCCAGCATGAACTCCAGGCTGCCAAGGCACGGTCAATCTAAGAGCAATTTTATCTTTATCTAGCAATGCCATCCTAGCCTGTCGCTTCAACAAGTGACTTTCAACGTCTGTCTGGCACCCGTAATCTTGCCCGCTACCTTTGTTGGTAAGTGACTGTTTAACATTACCACCAACAAAACATCCGTTATTCAACATTTCACCTATACCCGAAAGAAACTGACTGCCTCCAGAAACAGTCATAGGATTATTCGTTATCAGTGAATTAATATTAGATCCGTCTATTTCAGCACCATTCAATATGTCAGACAAATAATCAAACATACAAGGAAACTCAAACACTATGACTCTATTTGTGCTTTGAGGACTGTGAAAGTTGACATTAACGTCTGATGCCCGAAAAGTAAAAATAAATTTTTCACTTTGATTTATTAAGAATCTTAAAGACTTAAAGTGGTGAATACCACCATTATCATAAGTCATCCAATGAATGAAAGATGGGTCATTGCCATCTAAGGCTGCGTTACATTGCTGTTGAATGACCTGAAAAGGGTGAATGTTTTCTGCCATATAATCTCTAGCAGGAGAGGCAGAGATAACATCATTCATCTGAGAATTAACACACTTTAAGGCTTCTCTTACGATAGAATCAGGAGTGGTGCATTTCCAATTTTTACTCATAATATGCCTGGCGTCTTCTAGCAGTGTATTATGAACGGCATGAAGTGTAAATTCTTCAGTTCTACCCATATTTAAGGGCATCATTGAACGATTGTCCATCCTATAAGAAATCATATTGGTAATAGTCATATTATTACCTATAGAATCTGACAACGTTATATTCACAGGTTGGTTCTTAAAGTTCATGTAAACTTTATTGAAGTCACCATAAACCAATGATTGAAATGTCATTGACATCATCAAACCTGGGTTTAAAAGACTTTCGCCAATTATTATTTCTTTTGTGGTAATATCAGGATAAACAATGCCTCCAATATTACCTGCAATTTTAACTAGTCTGGTATCGGTATTAACAAATGTTTCAACGCTAGACATATAATATTACATCCCGGATAGTAGTCTATTACTCATGTCATAAGAGTCATTACCTGATAAGAATCTAAACTCATTCATGATTCTATTGTAATAGTCTACTTTAATAACTCTAATGAATTTTTTACTCTCGTTTAATTCGAACTCATAATCGTAATTGCTCACCGACTTGCCTTCACTGTATTCATTAAAAATCTCATTATTAACTGAATACTGTTTCTCAAAGGATCTTTGAGCTAATCTACCGTCCAAAAGCAATGCATCAATATCAGCAGTTATATTAAATTCAAAATTGTCTGCTTTTGTTTTCTCTGAGTCGGCAGATATCAATAACGTTCCATTACCTGGTAGCAGGGTCGGTACTTGGTTCCATGCCCAATAATCAAAAGGCACGTTAGGTAAATTGTCTGTATATCTGATAGGTGACACCGTATGTGTGGAAACAAACTTCTCACCTGTAGTGACATTCTCTCTTGTAATAGTTTTTTCGTAATGATGAACACCAGTCTGAGCCTTTTCAACAGAACCATACTTACCAATAATATATCCTTCAAACTCATCATCATTTAGTGGCCAATCAAACTGCGGATCAAGAATCTTGTTGGCATATAATACCATCCATCCGGCACCAGAGTCGTTGTAAATCTTTTCTGCAACTATTTCTGGTGTGTCACCGTCTTCAAGTTTATACTTATCATAAGAGGAGGTTTGTGCCAGTGTAGATTTCAGAAACCCTATTCTGAAAAAGATATTAGGTACTTTTTCTGGGTGTGAACCGTTGACTCTTTTGACATCATAATTTACTTTTGGAAATATGTCAAAAAACGGTGAATGAATTAGTCTCATTTAAGTTACCTTTTGTATACCCATAGGTCGATAGGCAATTGAATGGCCTTATCATACTCGTCAGGATAGATTTCTACAAACTTCGATCTGACATGTG